AGGCAGAAGGCTGCGCCGCGATGCGCATCCGCGGCGGCCGTAGATGCGCATCGCGGCGCAGCCTTCTGCCTTGCCGTAGGCCTCGAGGCCGGCGAGCAGATGGAGCCACTGCCCGCGCTCGCTGCCGCCGCAGGCGACGATGGTGCAAAATTTCTCGCCGTTGGCCTGCCCGAGCTCGGTGACCGCGGCCGCCTTGATCCTCTCGCCGTTCCAGGCGATCCAGAGCAAGGCGCTGCCGTTGCGCACCGAGTGCTCGACGCCGGCGCAATCCGAGAGCCGCCCCTTCTCCATTGCCGACTTGATGAGCGTAGCGACGTGCGGCCAGAATTGCTCGGTCTGATCGTGGGGGATGCAGAGTAGTCGGCAGCCGCTCATTCGATATAGATCGGATGACTATTAGCAAACAAAAAACAGCCGTCGCGGAAGAAGATCGATGTGACGCGCTGGCTCACGACGCCCGGCGAGGCACCATAGAAGTCAACTCGCCGAAAGCCGCTGCGCTTTAGGGTATCGAAAAAGCCATACCCATCCGAGTCGTCCGCGATGATCGCCCCATCTTGAGTCAAACGCGAGATCGCGACGTCAATCATTTCTTCTCGTTTGAGGCCATCGATTGCGATCACGTCAAAGGTCCCCTTGAGCGCGATGGGCTGCAACGCGGCAGCAGTATCGCCCCGCACGAAATGAACCTCGACATTGGCTGGCATGCCGGCTTTAAGCCGAGCGTACCAGTGTGGATCGGCTTCGATCGCCACAACTTCCTTGGCTACGCCTGCCCACCAATAGGTTGATTGTCCGGCACCGAACTCGAGCACCCGTCGACCAATGAAGGACTGCCGGCGGAGAAACTCGATGCATGGATACGTGTACCACGGGATAGGTTGCCCATGCTTGTCGACGGCGCGATTGGCGAACGAACTGCGGGTGTGCCCGAGCCGGTAATAATGGAAGAAGGGCGTGAAGGCGGCCGTAACGGCGCTTCGGATGAAGGCCGAAATCGGCCGCGGCACGATCCGTCGGACTGGCGCAAACGCTCGCTGAATCCACGTCTGCATTCATTTTGAATCTACCCCCGACAAGGGTCTTTGCAAGGATCAACTTGCCGTGGACGCTACGGCCGCAAACGCTCTTGTAAGCTCTCGCCCTCACTTCGTCGCTGTAGCGGCCTTCGCCGCAAGCCTCTGTTGCAATGCGAGCTGTTGCTGCGGCGTGAGCACCGCGATCACGTCAGCGAGCGTCGGCTTTGCAGGCGGCGGCGGCAGCGACGCGAGACGGGCCATTTCCGCCGCAATTTGCTCGGGCGTCGGTTTTGGCTCCGCGTGGGACCATCCCTCGAACTGCGGCCCCTTGCCGTCGAGGCGGTCCACAACAGCAAAGTCGAACAGCGGATTGCTGCCAGGTACAAGCGATATGATCGCGTCGATGATGCTTGGCATCAGTGCACCCGCATGATCTTCATGTGGCAGGGCAGTGAGCCCGAGGTGAACTTCGGATTGACGCCATCCGAGGAAAAGCCAAACGCCTCGATATAGTCGGTCGAACCGTTCATCGGCACGAACGCCGTCACCGCCACACCGTTGACCTGGGTCGCCCCCGAGATGCAGAAGTTAGCCTCATAGAAAGTCCCGTTCTTATAGATGGCGACGGCGCCGTATCCGCCGTCGGCGCAGGTCATGACACACATCACGGTGACTAGGTACATGCCGGCCTTGGTCGGCGTGCAGCGATAATTGGTCGCGTTGTCGTAGATGCCTTCGGTGTCCGTCGTCTCGGTGGACAACTGCATCTTGGTCCACGTGCTTGCCGTGACCGTCTGATCCGTGGACCTGCTCGCATCCACCAGCACGGCCGGCGCGGAATCGAGGATCGCGAGCACATCGCTCGCGGTCAGGTCCTCGGGGTCGCCGATGTTGGCCGTCTTTCGCCCTTTGATGGTGGCGCTCGCCATGTTGGCGAGCTTGGCGTTGGAGACGGCGTCGTTCGCAATCGTCGTGCTAATCGAGGTCGCACCAGAACCTGTCACGTCTCCGGTGAGCGTGATCGTTTGGTTGCCGATCAGAACGGCCGTGCCGTTGACGTAAAGTCCGGTGGCATTGAGAGTGCCGACGCCCTTGTTGCCGCCGGTCGGCGCGCCGATCGCCGCGCCGCCGTTGCTGTACCAAGTCGAATGAACCGCTCCGGCTACATCGTCAACGAGTTCGAAGTTAAACGTGCTGTTCCGTACAAACGTGCGCCATTTGTCGGCGCCACCGAATCGGTAGCTGATGACGATGTCAAAAGAGGCGTTCTGTTGGTGAAATACCTGGAGAACGCCGTTAGTTAGTGTATCTCCTTGTAGGAACAGAGGCGCGTCGTTGAAGAAGGCCTGCCCCCGAGATGTCGGGGTTCCCGCCTGATGGGTATTGAAGCGGAACACGTCCACATTGTTCGAGGGACGGTTGATCGTGAACTCGTCGCAGAAGGCCGTGCCAGCCGTCCAGTAAGCTCCGAGACTGCTGGTCGTATCCCACTTCTGGATGAAGAACGACAGTGGCCGAAATTCGCCGCCAGCCTTCTTCGCCACCCGGACAACGTGCGCCTCGAATTGTGGGCCGTTACCAGAGCTCGGATAGTAGTGGGTCTCCCAGCCCATCCCGATGCCGTCGTCGAGGCCATTTCGCGACGACCATGCATTGCTGAGATTGTAGCCGAAGCCCCAGACTTCGTTGTTTCGGCCATCGAATTGTCCAGGGTTCGATTGATGCGCTAGGTGTGTCCAACTCCCTTGCGCCGCCGCGGTATCCGTCTTCGGCGCGGTCTGTAAGATGCCCCCTGTGCCACTGTTGTAGAGCGTGACGATCGTCTGAAACGCGCCGGCAATCGTGGCGTTGCTCGTATTCGTCAACTGCCAGCTCGCCTGCGGCGCCAGCTCTCCGAGCGCGGTGCCGGACTTGTCCTTTAGCGTGAAGGCGAAGGCGCCGGTATTGACCATCACAAATGGGATGCCGATCGGCACGCTGTTGACCGCATTCATTGCCGGCAGCGTGACCGATTTCCCCGCCGCCGTTATGTTGATGAGAGAAGTGGCGGCAAGCGGATTGTCGAGCGCAAGATCAACCGCGGACGTGAAGCTTTTGGTCGCTTCTTGGAACCGGGTGAACGCCGCGCGGTTGAGCACGGTCGTCAGGTTCGCCATCGTGTCGATGAAGGTGGCGCCAAGCACATAGCCGCCCGTCACCGCGCTGGCCCAAGCGGAGTTCGAGCCTTGCAGGTCGATCTGCGTCGCGTTGACGACGGTGACGGGCCAGTTGCCGTCGACATTCGCCGATCCGCTTCCGGCGACCGCCCAACGCTGGTTGTTCTGCATCCTGGCCGTCGTCGTGAGAGTCACACGAATGAGTCCGCTGCCGTTGTCGGTAGCGCCGCCGATGGCGTAGCCGTCATGATCGCCGATCGCGATGGCGGCGGCGCGACCGCTGAGCCAAGTCAGAAACGCAACGGAGTTGTTGGCGATCATTCCGCCCGCGGCGGAGGAATAAACCTGCGTGGTCGGGTTCGTGTCGCCGACAATCCACATCCAATCGCTGACGTTGTAGCTCATACGTACTCGCCACCGTGGCTGTCGATGATCCCGTCGGCATTGCCGGGGAAGAAGTTCGCGCCGCCGCCCTGCGTGAAGATCGTGCCGTTGCTCTCGACCGCAAACCGGCGGCCCGTTGCCGGGCCGGAGAAGACGCTGCCGTGCGCCCTGATCTGTCCCATGACCGCGTAGGCGAAGGCGAACCCGGAGAAAGCCGGCGTGCCGACCAGCGTCACCAACTGCCCGACACACGAAACGACACCGCCGGTCGAGGCGCCGAAGTGCCCATAGCCGGCGCGACCATTGATGACGTACCCGCCATCGCTTGCCGGGAGGGCGACGACGATGTTGCCGCCAGCGGACTCCGCGAGCAGGTGGAAGCCGCCGCAGGGGCCGAAATTGACCTTGCGGTCGATGACGACCGTGCCGGCGGTGAGAACGTCGATGCAATGTCCGCTCGCGCGGAACTCAACGCCGCCGATCGCGATCGTTGCGCCGTTCTGGACGACGATCCCGCTGTTGATGATGACGTTCGCCGGCGTGGCCGAGTCGCCGACGATGGTGACCGATCCGCCGATGAACGGGAAATTGAGCGTGAACCCTGCGAAGGTGCCGGTCCGTAACTGAATGGTGACGGCGAAGCCGTTGAGATCGAGCTTGAGGACCGTGTCGATCGCCTTCTGGAGGGTGAGGAAGGCGCGGCTGTCGCTCTTCCCGTCGTTTGCATCGCTGCCATCGGCACGGACGTAGTAGGCGCGAGTAGCGCTGAGGACTTCGCGCGTCGTTGCGTTGGATCGTCCCTCCTGCAATTGCCGGATTGCGAAGACGATGTTGTAGAGATTTTTCTCGTCCGGCGAGAGCGTGCCGACGGTCATCGTCGGCCCTCTTGCGCCACCATGGGCTCGACGCCGCCGGCGAAGCTCCACGCGGTGCTGGCGGGAATGCGCAGCCGTCCGCGCGCCAGACGCGTCGAAACGTTGGCGGGGCACAACCCTTTGCCGTTGACCGCCTGCTCGGTCGAATAGCTGACGGTGGATTGCAGGTTCTCGCGCGCGCCCACCGAGCCGTAGCAGGTCGCCGCGTCCGTGATCGGGCGAAAGCCCTTGATCCGCATGCGCCGATCCAATGTCTGCTCGGCGGTGTCGAGCGTGGCCTCGAGATTCGATCCGCCGGCGATCGGGCCGCCAAAGAAACCGAGTTTGTGCGAGCTGTCGAAGATGGAGAGCTGCGACAGCGCCGAGGTGGCGACGTCGTCGAGCGAGAAGGTCAGCGCGTCGATCGAGCCCGAGATGCTATCGAGGCCTTCGAGCGTGAGTCCCGGCCGCGCCAGGGTCGCAAGATATTCCCCGCTTTGGACGATGAGCGACGCGCGCTCGAGCACGTAGTCGTAACAGAGAATCTTATCGAAAAGCCCGGCCGCGCCGGATTGCGATTTATAGGCCCAATAGACCCGCGGCGCGCGCGGATCGCTGGCACCGATAATGAGCTGCAGCTGGCCGGTATCGACATCGGCGAAGAAGGTGCGGTCGAAGCGCTCCTTGCCGATCGCGGTCGGATAGCCGCCCGGCAGGATCATGTAGAAGCCGTCGTTGCCGGCGAAGAACAGCCGGTCGCCGGCACGCACCAGCGACAGCGGCGCGAAGATGCCCTTGTCCTGCGCCACGCGATCGATCTGGAAAACGTAGGGCGCGCCCGGCGCGTAGATCATGCGCCGCAGCGAGGAATCCTGCGTAATCAGCCCGGTTTCGCCGCCGCCGACCGCGCGCACAATGCCGCCGTCGGGCAGATCCTGGAAGTCGCTCGAATTCACGCCCGAGGTCCAGGTCGTCACCGCATTGAGCCCGGACCATTGGATGCGATAGGGCGTCGAGGAGCCAAGCCCTGACAGCACGACGAAGCGATTGACCACCGCGACGTAGCGCGCCTGCGGCGGCGAGCCGCCCAGGTCGGCGAAGGCCGATGACGACGTGAGATCGAACACCTGCGGGACGGTGTTGATCTGCACCGCGATGACGAAATTGTTGAACTGCGCGAACTGCCACTGCTCGCCATTGCCGACGGCGGTATAGCTGCCGCCGCCCTTGCTCACGTCGGTCCAGGTGAAGTTGGTGTTGTTGAGCTTGTAGAGCCTGGTCGCGGTCGCCGCGAAGACAGTGATCGACTGATCGTTGTTACGGACGTAGAAGAAGCCGCGACAGGCACCCGCAAGCGCTTGGCTATATTGCGAGACGCCGGCCACCGGCCCGTAGCCGTCGGCGCGCGGAAACACGTTCTGGATGAGCTGCGAGCTCTTGCCCTTGTAGGCGGAGAGGTCGGGACGCCAATCGGCGAACGGCAGAATGTCGAACATGATGTCAGGGCGTGACGCCCATCACCCGCACGGCGCCGGGCGCGCCGCCGCGGGTCTTGTGGTTGAGCTTGTCGAGCTCGTCGAAGATTTCGTCGCGGCGCGCCTTCCAGATGGGCGCGCGCTCGTCGTTGACCCCGAACATTTCCGCCTCGACCAGCGAGCCAAAGAGATAGAGGTCCGGGTGTGCGCTCAGCAGCCAGTTGGTGGTGGCGCTGTCGGAGAGCGCGGGGATTTTCTGGAAATAGTCGAATTCGAGCGGTGTGGTGTCGAGCGGGCGCACTTTGAGCGTCGAGCCTTCGATGGTGAAGAGGCGCGGCACGTCCGCCGGCGAGGTGGGATAGGCCGCCTGCAGGTAGGACGGGTGCACGTATTCGAGTTCGACCCGCGCCGAGCCGGTCCAGGTCACGCGCCGCCACGCCAGATAGTCGGATGGCAGCGCGACCGAGCCGTCGGACGGCGTCAGATTGGTCCACGTCTCCTGCTGGCGAACGCGCAGCCGCCGGTTGGCGCAAGCCTCGAACAGCGCGATGAACTCCGGAATGCGCGCAGTGAACAGCGTATGATCGAGCCAGTTCTCGACCGCCGTCTTGAGTTCGGCATAGGTGGTGATGCTCATTTAGGTTCCTGTTTTGCCGTCATGGCCGGGCTTGACCCGGCCATCCATCGTCTTGCGAAGAAGATGGACCATCCGAAATCGGGCGAGCCCGATTTCGGGCTCTTAAAGCGCGCAGGTCGGATAAATCCGACCTGCGTGGTCAAGCCCGCGGGTGACGGGGCGATTTTTCTCAGTCACCCGGTTCGCAGATAGGCCCAGTCCGGATCGGCGAGCTTGCGCGCGACGAGCTCGTTGAACTCGCGGGTGAACAGGCGCAACTGCGTATTGCCGCGCGCGTGCTCCTCGTCGAGCCACTTGACCAGGATCACGTGGGGGATCGAGCCGACGTGGCGGCCCCAATCGCTGCGCTGCAGCTCTGCCCGCAGCCGCTTGTTGCACTCGAGGATCGGCTCGACGTCCTGCGTCGTGCTGGCGATGACCGTGCCCGTATGATCGAGCAGGACGTCCGTGCGCATCAGGACATTTCGGTGATGCTGATCTTGCCGGCGGTGCCGGCCTGCAGCACCGCCGCCTTTTGTCCCGGCGTCACGGTGAAATAGTCCACCTGATTGGCGCCGAGCAGCATGCTCGAGGAGGTGGCGGTCGGCGTGCCGTCGCCGATCTCGACGAAGGCCGGCTGTCCCTCGGTCGCGACGCGGATCTGGAACGTCTCCGCGCCGAAGGCGGCCGTCGCCTGCGACGTGCCGCTCATGGTGAAGACGGTATTCGTGCCGGCGCGCGAGGCCGGCCGCTTGTTGAAAACGGCCATAAGCCCCTCCGCTCATGCGCGCTCAAACACGGCGTACATCTGCCCGCCGATGTTCGAGCCTGACGCACCGGACGGCGTGAACGACACGACATCGTCCTCGACCACATCACGGGCCGCCGTCGGCGTGGTGCTAAAGTGCTGGCCCGCAGCAGCGCCCGAGACGGTGACGGTGATCGAGCCGCCGGTGATCGCCGTGCCATTGATGGCGGTGGCGACGGTGGCGTCGGCGGCGGTGATCGTACCTTGCGTGATGCAGCCGACCTTGATGATACGGCCGCGGAACGGAGCGCGCATATAGGCGGCCTCGGGCGAGGCGCCGATCGAGCGCGAGAACGCGTGGACCACATGCTCGCGCAGCGGATGATTGGCGGGAAGTGCCATGCTCTTTCCTTTCTAGGTGCCAGGCGTAGGGTGGATTGGCGCAAGGCGCGTAACCGACCGATCGCCGGTGGAATGTCCAGATCGTCACCCGCGGGCTTGACCCGCGGGTCCATCTTCTTCGCAAGAAGGATGGATGGCCGGGTCAAGCCCGGCCATGACGATGTTGGTTAGCTCGTGGTGTTGTCCAACACGCCGCCGGCGGATTTCTCGTTGCGGGCTACGAGCGCGTATTCCGACAGCATCTGCCGGCGCTCGCTGTCGCCGGTTCGGGCGAGTGGGATCGACACCATGCGACGGCCGTTGAGGTAGGCGATCGCCCACATCTCCATCTGCAGCACGAGCACGTCGCGCGCGCGCTGGAAGCGATTGGGCACGACCTTGAGCCGGCCGAAGTCGGACTCATAGACGTCGACCGCGGCGACGATCTTCTTGCTCGCGGTGTCCTCGATCGGCGTGGCGCGGCCGGTAAAGGTCGAGAACGCCTGCTTGTTGAAGCCGCCGGTCATGATGATGTCGGGCTTGCCGCCGTTGTTCCAGATCGACTGCAGCACGGCCTTGAGGTTGGCCTCGATGAACGCGCGCTGCGTGCCGTCGGTGCGAGTGCCGGCGCCGTCGGCGGCCGAAGGATCGGCACCGGAGGCACCCTTCGACGTGTTGGTCTTGATCCACGACAACACCGAGGCGGTCTTGCGCGCGGTGGTGTCGTTGCCGGTCACCTTGGCCTGGTTGGTGCCGACGAGGATCGCCTCCATGTCGCGCTTGAGCTCGAGGCCCTTGAGCATTTCCTGGTAGGCGAGCTCATCGTCGCGGCCGGCGTGATCCACCGCCCGCTGCGTGCCGGTGACGCGCGCGACCTTGTCGGAGATCTGGCAGATGTTGCCGAGACGGACCGTCGGAGTGACGGCGTCGGTCGTGGCGTCGTCGCCTTCGAGCACCGCATTGGCGGTGTCCGCCGCTGCGAGCGCTTGCGTCTGCCATTCGTGGTTGACCGCCGACGCCTTCTCGCGCTCGATGCCGGTCATGAACGGCGTGTCGGTCGGATCGATGCGGTAGATCACGTCGGAGAGGTCTTCGCGGTTGCCGATCGCCTCATAGGTGGCGAACGTATTGGTGGGGAGTGCCATGGGTTAGTCCTTTCTAATCGGCCCGCGTGTCCCGGATGCAGTGCAGCGCGCAGCGGTGCACCGCTGATCCGGGACCGCCACGGTCCGGAACGGTCCCGGGTCTGCAGCGCACCACAACGCAATCAAGTGTACGCAGATTGCGTAAACGTATCTGCGTTGCTGCGCTGCGCCTGGGACACGTGATGGCTACCGGGCAGCC